ATAAAATCAGGATGGTGAAATGAGAAAGAAAGTTGCCATTATTGACGTTATAGGATTAACCTATGACCCCACAACCTTAGAAAAATATGGTTTAGGTGGGTCCGAGTCGGCAGTTATTTACATGGCCAAAGAATTGGCAAAATTGAATTTCGATGTCACGGTTTTCAATAACTGTGTGGATAGTCGTGCCTCTGAAGGGGTGTATGAAGGGGTGACCTATTTGGATTTACGGAGATTACACGTTCCTAATGATTACACTTGTGACATCATGGTGGCGTCCAGAACGGTGATTCCGTTTCTTCCCGAACATCTTTGGAACCACTTTAATTATCCTTACCCCACACAAATCTTCAAGCAACTTCAAGATAGTGCAAAACTGAAGGTGTTATGGTTGCATGATACATTCTGTTCAGGTGATTATCTGGTTGAAGAAATGGTGATGAACAATTACATTGATGAAATTTTCACATTGTCTGATTTTCACACAGCATACATTTCCAACTGTGACCACGGAAAGAAAAGAAATTTCGAAGTATTGAAAAACAGAATGTTCATGACTCGTAATGGAGCCAGAAAATACATTGATGAAGTGGACATCACAAAGAAGGATAAAAATCTATTCATTTACAATGCCTCCATCACCAAGGGGATGATTCCTCTTATCAATGACATTTGGCCCCGAGTGAAGCAACATATCCCCGAGGCGAAGTTACGTATCATTGGGGGTTATTATCGCTTCCGTGATGGGGCTCCTCCTGATGCACAAGAAGAAATGTTCCATCAAATGGTTCAACGAGAAGATTTACGAGACCTTGATGTGGAGTTTTTAGGTGTGATTCCTCAACGAGAAATTGCCAATCATTTGGCGGAATCATCATTCATGATTTTTCCTGGGGCATTCCCTGAGACATTTGGTATTTCAACTCTTGAATCGTTGTTGTATAACACACCGTTATTAACAACCCGTTTTGGTGCCCTGGAAGAAACGGCAGTGGAATTGACTTCATATAAAATCAATTACGCAATTGAACCGAATACATTGTTCACCGATATTAACAAAGAACAACAAGTTGAACAATTCGTGAACATGGTGGTTCATGCCCATCGAAACACATATCTTCATGCTCAAAAAATGCAATACTGCAACATTGTTCATGATGTTGCAGGATGGGATACTGTGGCACTTCAATGGAAACAACATTTTTACCATAAGTTAGGATTACATCTTCCCATTGATGAATTCAGAAAAGTGTCATATATAAACAACAGATTGCATCAATTGTATGGGCGACGATTCAGTAATCCTGAGGAATGGGGACATACAGCCACATATCCTCAAAGAAAAATCAATGTGATTTCTCCGTTCTATAATGCTGAACAATATATTGCCGAATGCATCCTGTCTGTGGCATCGCAGGATTATCACAACTATACACATTATTTGATTGATGATGCCTCCACTGACAACTCTTTTCACGTGGCATCAGAAACCATTTCCTCGTTGCCTGTTGAAATACAATCAAGGTTCATCTTGTTAAGTAATCCAAGCAATCAAGGAGCAGTATATAATCAAGTGAATAAAATTCGTGATTGTGAAGATGATAGTGTCATCATGTTATTGGATGGTGATGATTCCTTGGTGAACAACAACACCATCTTTCATATGTACAACACCTTATATTCTCAGGGCGTGGAATTCACCTATGGGTCTTGTTGGTCATTGGCGGACAACATTCCATTGATTGCTCAAGAATATCCCAAGACGATTCGAGATACAAAAAAGTTCCGTGAATATAAATTCGCCTGGAATATGCCCTACACACATCTTCGTACCTTTGTGAAACATTTGATAAATTCTCTTCCGAATAGTGTGTTTCAAGATAAGGCATATCAATGGTATCGAGCAGGCGGAGATACTTCCATATTTTACAACATCATTGAACAAGTAAGTAATCCTAATGCCATTCGAGTTGTTAAGGATGTGGTTGTGAAGTACAATGATTTAAATCCTCTGAATGATTATAAAGTGAATGCCGAACAACAAACACAAACTGCACAGGCGGTTTTACATCCATGAGAAAAATACAAATTCTATTAGCCATTCCTACGGCGAAGTATATTGAAGCTGATACGTTTAAAAGCATCTATGATTTGGATGTGCCTGATAATGTGGATTTGCATTATCAACATTTTTATGGATATAATATAGACCAAGTACGCAATCTGATTGCTCATTGGGCCACACATTATGATTATCTGTTTTCTGTGGATAGTGATATTGTGCTACCAAAAGACTGCTTAGTAAAAATGTTGAATCATAATGTTGACATGGTATCAGGTGTGTATATTCAACGAAAAGAGCATGATGAAATATTAGAAATTTACAGAAAGAACAATTTCGGGGGTGTCAGTAATGTTCCCTTCATTCATCTTCAACCTCAAGGGCTTCATGAGATTGATGGATGTGGATTTGGCTGTGTGTTGGTGAAATCTGAGGTGATTCGAAAAATTGGATATCCCCAGTTCAAGTATCATTCGGCATTGGACCATAAAGATACCATTTCAGAAGATGTTGACTTCTGTGAAAAGGCACGAAACGTTGGAGCAAGAATTTTTGTGGATTCAACGATTGTGTGTAATCACATTGGATCCCGTGTGTTTGTTCCTTCAGACATCATGAGTGACCGTCAACAAAAAGAATATCTTCGATATTTGTCCACGTGGAGTTTCCGTGAAGAAGATGTACAATATCTACAGCAAATGAAAAATGAAGGAGTGGAACCTAAAGTCATTTATGACATCGGCGCCTGCACAGGTAATTGGACCCGTGAGGCTCGGCGTATTTGGCCTAACACTGAATTTGTGTTGTTTGATGCCATGGACCAAGTCGAGTTCTTGTTGAAGGAAACTGGATTCAATTATCATATTGGTGTATTAAGTGATGTGTCTCACAAGAAAGTGGAATTCTTTGAGAATGTATGGCAACCTGGTGGCAACAGTTATTATCGTGAAGTGGGACATCCTGATTCCATGAGAATATTTTCTGATGGACATAAGGTTGTAAAAACAACACGGTCATTAGATGATGTTGTTCGATACAACAACTTCCCATTACCTGACATGGTGAAGATTGATGTTCAGGGGTGTGAATTGGATGTGTTGAAGGGCGCATCTTATACATTGTCACAATGTTCAGAATTGTTGATTGAAGTTCAACACACGCCTTATAATGCTGGAGCACCATTAAAGGATGAAGTGTTTGCCTATTTGTCACAACTTGGATTTGTACAAAAGCACGCCATGACACCAACACCATTTGATGGCGATTATCATTTCATTAAAATATGATAACTGAATACACCACTCACAGCGCCATTACTGATTTTAAAAATCATGGCGAATATCAACTACTAGAAAACATCACAGGTCATCTCAATGTGATATTTGATGTGGGGTGTAATATAGGTGAATGGAGTCGTATGGCTCGGTCATTGCATCCAAGTGCATTGATTCATATGTTTGAAATTGCACCCATCACATTTCAAAAACTTCTTCGAAACAATGTCATTGATGAAGGAATGATTCCCAATTCTTTTGGATTATCATCCAAGACACAAGAAATTCCTATACGATATGTACCAGACAATGATAGGGTGACAACAGCAGTATTGAAAATGTATCATGAAAATTCTCATATCAAAACGGGTGTTGTTGTGAATCCCATGACCTATATGAAAAATTATGATTGTGAAACAATTGATTTTTTAAAGTTAGATACCGAAGGACATGAATTTGATGTTTTACAAGGATTCACTCCTGTGTTAGAACAAGGGAATATAAAAATCATTATGTTTGAATATGGCTATGCCAATATACCGAACAAACATTTGTTAATGGATTACTATCAGTTGTTAGAACCCTTTGGATATGTGATAGGAAAATTATATCCCGATGGTGTTGACTTTCAAGAATATAAATTATACCACGAGGATTTTAAAGGTCCCAACTATGTGGCAGTACATAAATCTCAACAAGAGATGATTCATAAAATAAAAAAGGGAACCATTTAAGGTTCCCTTTTTTTATGGTGTCGGCATTGTGTTTAACAGCCGATTGTATTTTTCTTCTGACTCCTTCAACTTCTTTCGTTCTTCTTCAAGTTCCTCTTGGGCGACACTTAATTGAGCAAGAGCCATGGTCTTTTCCATGATTGCTGTTTTTAATTGTTCGCCCAAGGCTTGAAGATACTTATTCACTAACTTCTGTGTCTCCATAACAACTCCATGTTAAAAATTAATATGTACCACCGTCAATTGTGTTTGTCCAAGCAGGGGTGCCTGAGTTTGAATACAAGAAGTATCCGTTGGTGCCTGCTGCTGTTGCTTGGATGGCACTTGATCCGTTACCATACAACACACCATTTGATGTGAATGTTGAAGCACCTGTACCACCGTCTGCTACTGCCAAGTCTGTGGCCAATGATGAAATAGTACCACCGGTGATGTTGGCAAGAATTGTTGCTACACTATAACCTGTACCACCTGTGTTCACCGTGGTTGTGGGTTCTGCTTGCAATCCTACGAAGAACTTGAAGATGTTGCTATCTGAAGCATCGCGGAACCAACCTGCATACTTTGTGGTTGCGGCTTCAACATATTCACCATACACACCAACGTCAACTGAGTTTGCTGTGTTACCATCAGCCAACTTCAAAATTACGTCATCAATGGAAACTGTTGTTGAATTAACAATTGTTGATGACCCGTTAACAGTCAAGTTACCTGCAACTGTTACGTCTGCACCTGACAACGTAAGAGCAGTTGTGCCACCTGATGATTTGATATCATTACCTGTAACTGTCAAATCACCTGCAACTGTGACATCAGCACCTGAAAGAGTAAGTGCTGTGGCTGATGAGGACTTGATGTCATTACCTGTAACAGTTAAATCACCTGCTACTGCAACGTCACCTGAGCCTGAGAATGTAATGGCGGTTGTTCCACCTGACATCTTGATGTCATTACCACCAACAGTCAAATCACCAACTAACGCCACATCGTTTGTTAGGGCAATGGTTACTGCTGCTGTTTCAGAACCTGAACCAGAAACAGAAATTTGATTAGCGGTACCTGCAACAGTAGCAACATAGTTACCTGTTGTGTCTGTGCCAAGTGCTACTGAATCAGCAGAAATTGTTGCTGTACCATCTTCAGCAATTGTGATGTCACCTGATACAGCAGCATAGATGTAATCACCAATATTTTCAGCAGTGATTTTCTTATTGGCTGTTGCTGAGGCGTCATACACAAGGAATTCATCTGCATCTGCAAGTGTTGTTACAGCAGTTGTGCCGGTGACATCAACTTTTGTACCTTGTACAGAATTAATGACTACGTTACCTGTTGTTACGGTGAAGTTTGTTGAATTGAAAGATGCCACACCCTTGTTGGTGTCAGATGCATTTTCTGCTGCAATTGTTACAACGTTATCGGTAATAGATGTGTCAATACCTTCACCGCCGGTGAATGTTAATGTTTCACCTGTGTTGAATGTATCAGTTCCAGTGTCACCTGCCAATGTCAATGAAGATGCAGCAGGAGCTTGGAATGAAAGAACACCTGAACCGTTAGTTGTTAAGATGTGACCGTTACTACCATCAGTAGCAGGCAGTGTCAAT